ATACCCAAAAACGGCACCACCTGGTGCGCGTTCGGTATCACCGGCATTCAGGAGGACTTCAACCCGGCGTACGTGCAGGGCGAAGAGAACACCGAGCAGTGGTCGCATGAAACCATCAGCCTGATCCTCTGTTTTTATGGCCCGCAGGGGCTGGCGGCGGCCACGCGCTTTCGTGATGGCCTGCTGGTGGCTCAGAACAACGACGAACTGAACCACGTCGGGCTGACGTTCCTGCAGCATGGGCGGATCCTCAATCTGCCCGAGCTCATCAATAACCAGTGGGTGCGCCGCTACGATATCAGCGTTGACCTGCGCCGCAAAATCATCCGCCAGTACGGCATTAAATCGCTGGTCGACGCGCCAGTGCAATTCTTTGGAGATTAAAACATGGCACAGGGCTTACCTGTTTCCAATGTCGTTAACGTTGACGTGATCATGTCGCCGGTAGCGGCAACGGGGCGTAACTTCGGTGCGCTCCTCATTCTGGGTACCTCTACGGTTATCCCGGTCACTGAGCGTATTCGCCAGTATTCAGCCATTGAGGATATCGGCGATGATTTTGGTGTCGATTCTCCCGAGTACAAGGCGGCGACCATCTTCTTTTCACAGTCACCAAAACCCACGCTGGTCTATATCGGCCGCTGGGCGAAGACCCTGGCAACGGGTGAATCAGATACTGTAGAAACCCTGCTGCAGGCGGTTAATGCCTCTCTGCAATATACCAACTGGTACGGCCTGGCGATTGCCGATAGCGCCGATCTGGTTGAAGCGGATGTGATTTCGGTGGCCGCGGCGATCGAGGCTTCCAGTCTGAGCCGTATTCTGGCGGTTACCACTGATGACGCGAATGTGCTGGTATCCGGTAATACCGACAATATCGGCTACAAGCTGAAGGCGGCGGGCTACTCCCGCACATTCTGGCAGTACAGTACCAGCAGCAAATATGCCGCTATCTCGGCCTTTGGTCGTGCGTTCACTGTGAACTTTACCGGCAACAACACCACGATCACCCTGAAGTTCAAGACTGAGCCAGGCGTGACGTACGAGACGCTGACGACCGCGCAGGCAGCCGCCATTGATGCCATTAACGGTAACGTCTACGTCTACTACGCCAACGATACGGCGATTATCCAGCAGGGCGTGATGGCGAACGGTGATTTCTTCGACGAACGCCACGGGCTGGACTGGCTGCAGAACTACGTTCAGACCAATCTCTATAACCTGCTGTACACCTCGACCACCAAAATTCCGCAGACCGATGCCGGCGTTACCCGGTTAATGACCAACGTCGAAGCATCGCTGGATCAGGCGGTAAATAACGGGCTGATTGCTCCGGGCGTCTGGAATGGTGGCCCGATTGGCCAGATTGAATCCGGCGATACCCTGACCAAGGGTTACTACGTCTACGCAGATGCGGTAGCCAACCAGGCACAATCTGACAGGGAAGCGCGTAAGTCGCCGGTGATTCAGGCGGCCATTAAAATGGCAGGGGCGATTCACTATGGCGACGTACAGATCAACGTGGTTCGATAAGGGGGAATAAATGGGAAACACCTACAGCTTTATTGACGTCTCGGCCTCCCTTACCGGCCCAACCGGAAGTATCGATCTGGGCTACGGCTCGGCGAACTCCGAAGAGGGCATCACGGTTACGATGACCGAGGCAAAAAACACCATGACTGTCGGCGCCGATGGTGAGGTGATGCACAGCCTGCACGCCGGAAAGAGCGGCACTATCACGGTAACGCTGCTTAAGACCTCCCCGGTCAACAAAAAGCTGTCTTTGATGTACAACGCCCAGAGCCAGTCCTCCGCTACCTGGGGTAACAACGTGATCGTCGTGCGAAACAAAGCCTCTGGAGATATCACCACCGCCCGCAGCTGTGCTTTCCAGAAACAGCCGGATCACGCTAACGCAAAAGTCGGCAACACGGTGTCGTGGGTCTTTGACTGCGGCAAGATTGATCAGCTTCTGGGGGAGTTTTAACAGATGGAATTTGAAATCAAAGGCGTCAACTACCGTACCGCCAAACTCGACGTTTTCCAGCAACTGAAAGTCAGCCGTAAGCTTCTGCCTGTGCTGGCCGGTCTGGTTAGCGAGTTCTCGACACTGAAGGCTCAGGCGGCTGCCGGAAACTCCGGAGCCGTGCTGGAAAGCGTACTGCCGAAAATTGCCGATACGCTGTCCGCGCTGCCGGATGAAGACGTTAACGCGGTGATCTATCCGTGCCTGAGCGTGGTCAATCGCCAGCATCAAAAAGGGTGGGTGAAGGTTTTCGACCAGGGCGCGTTGATGTTCGACGATATCGATCTGTTTACCATGCTGCAGCTGGTGGCGCGGGTGGTCGCCGATAGCCTGGGAAATTTTTTGAAAGAACTCCCCGCCAGCGAGACGGAGGGCCCGTCGCCGCAGGCTTAACGCTGGAATCCTTACCGGAAGGTGAAAGCTTTCTGGCAAGGCCAGTCACCAAAGGGTTATGCCGATACGAATCCCTCAAAGATGGGTCACTCGACCTGGCTGACATTGCCAGAATGAATGACTGGCTGGATCTTGAAGCCGATAACGAATACCGCATAGCGAAATGGAGAGAGGACAATGAACGCTGAAACGCTCAAGGACTTTCTGATCTCGCTTGGGTTTAACGTTGATGAGGCCGGTGCTAAAAAGTTCGATGCTGTAGTGGCGGGTACGACGCTGAAAGCGATTGAGCTGGGCGTCAAAGTTGAAGCGGCAGCGCTTTCCGTCGTGGCGTTCACCGCCAAAATATCCAGCAGCCTCGACAACCTCTATTGGGCCTCTCAGCGCACTGGCGCGACGGTGGAGGGCATTAAGCAGATTGGGTATGCGGTTAGTCAGGTTGGCGGCAGTGTCGACGGGGCCCGCGGCTCTCTCGAAAATCTTGCCAGGTTCATGCGTAATAATCCCGGCGCTGAGGGTTTCCTGAACCGGCTGGGGGTTCAAACGCGTGATGCCAGCGGCAACATGCGGGATATGGCGACGATCTTTACCGGCGTCGGCCAGCGTCTTAGCAGTATGCCGTATTACCGCGCGAACCAGTACGCTCAAATGCTGGGGCTGGATGAAAACACCCTGATGGCAATGCGTCGCGGTATCGGCCAGTTTAGTGGCGAATACACCGCGATGGCGAAGGCGATCGGTTATAACGCCGATGTGGCCGCCGTCAGCTCCAATAAATTCATGACCTCGCTGCGCTCTTTTGGGCTGATGGCAGGCATGGCGCGGGATAAAATAGGCTCCAGCCTCGCTGATGGCCTTGCTGGCTCTCTCGACAGGCTGCGTCGCCAGATCCTGGACAACTTCCCCAAAATTGAAGGCGCAATCACCGCGACGGTTAAGGGTATCCTCTGGATGGGGGAAGCTGTTGGGCGGATTGTTTACCGGCTTATTCAGGCCGCCATTGACATCAAGAGTTGGTGGAAAGGGCTCAACGACGACACCAAAGTGCTGATCGAAACGCTTGGCGGCTTGCTGGTGGCCTGGCGACTGCTGAACTCGGCAATGCTTGCTTCGCCGGTTACATGGGTGCTGGCGCTGGCCGGCGCAATCCTGTTGTTGTACGACGATTACAAGACCTGGAAGGAAGGCGGTAAAAGCCTCATCGACTGGAAGTCGTGGGAACCGGCGATAACTCTGGCCCTTAACGCCATTGATAAGCTGTGGTCAGGCATTAAGCGTCTCAAAGATGAGCTGATTAAGCTTTTCGGCATCGACCCTAAAACCTGGTCGATTAAATTTGAGTTCGACAATCTGAGGAAGCAATTTGATGAGCTCAGCAAGATGCTGGATATCATCGGTAAGCTTCTCAACGCGATTGATGAAGGGCGATGGTCAGACGCTGCCGCTTACGCCAGGCAGCTTCTGAAGCAGAGCGGTAATACTGCTCCACCAAATGCGGTGACAGACAGCGCCAACAGCGCGGCTGACTGGATTCAGAATAAAACCGGGTTTGACCCCCGTAGTATTGGGCAAGCCGTTACTGGCTGGTTTGGCGGTGATGCTACTCAATACGGGCAGTCTGTTAAACGACCTCAGGCTACTAAAGCCGGAGCTCAACTGTTGGGCTGGATGGCGCCAATGATGGGTAAGTTGGAAGCGCTGTATAACCTTCCGGCTGGCCTGCTTCGCAGCGTCGCCCTGACAGAATCAGGCGGCGATCAGTTTGCTGTTTCTGGTGCTGGCGCACAGGGGTTGTTCCAGTTCATGCCTGGTACTGCCCGTGATATGGGGCTGCGCGGTAATGACGTATTTAATCCGATGAAAGCGGCGGAAGCTGCGGCGCGATATCTCTCGATGCTCCTGCAGAAGAATGGAGGCGATCTGGGTAAAGCACTGGCGTCTTACAACTGGGGGATCGGTAACGTGCAAAAGTACGGCATGGCACTGATGCCGCAGGAAACCAGGCAATACATCCCCAAAGTGCTCAGTAATATGCCAGGTGCTGGCGCGACATTGAACCAGAATACCGTTATCAACATTTCTGGTGTCAGCGATCCGAGAGAAGCAGGGAAAATCGTCTCTGATAGCCAGAGCAACGTTAATGCACGCGCAACCCAGCAACTAACCAGGGGGCCGAGCTGATGGATATTCTTTCAACTCTTTTCCAGCAGCGTAGCCGCCGTATTGGCCTGATTATACCCGATGTAGTGGTTTCAGAGCGTCATAGCGATGCTCTGGAGGTGACGGAACATCCAGTGGAAAGGCCTACAAGCGCCGGTACAGGGTTCATTGCTGACCATGCGTATCGACGCCCCTCAGAAGTCGTTATGGAGATGGGCTTTGCTGGTGGCGGTTCCCTGCTTGATTTTTATGATACGGCAGGCATTGGGTTATCTACACCGCTCAATAGCATGGGGCCGAAAGAGGTCTATGCTGAACTGCTTAAAATGCAGCAGGAAAGACAGTTGCTTGATGTGACCACCGGGAAGCGCCTGTATACCAATATGGTGATCCGCTCCTTGGATGTGACGACAGATCGCCATAGCGAAAATGTACTGATGGCGACAGTCACACTAAGGGAAATAATCACCACCCAGACGCAGACAGTCAGCGTGGCCGCAAAAGAGAACATGAAAGAGGGGGTGAACACGTCAGCGGTGCAAAACTCAGGAGTAAAGACGCCGACTCCGAAAGATGAGTCGCTACTAAGCCGGTTTGTCGGTTTCATCTCGGGAGGCTAAATGGCTGTTTCAGAAATCCCTCTTTCCCCTGAAAACCAGCGATTCTCCATATCCGTGGCAGGTCAAAGTCTGCAAATGGCCGTGACCTGGCGTGCTGCTTTCTGGTGTCTGGATATCATGGACAGTACCGGCGCGGACCTGATAAAAGGCATTCCTCTTATCACCGGCGCCAACCTGCTGGCGCAGTATCGCTATCTCGGGCTTGGATTTTCGCTCTATGTAAATTGCGACGATCCGGCAAATGATAACCCAACTCAAACCGACCTCGGCATTAAAAGCCATCTCTACATGGTAACGGAGTGATTATGTCTCAGAACTGGATGCGACACTTTGAGTTGCAGCTTATTGACGATAAGGGGGATGGGATATCGCTGTCGGATTTTAAGGTGACGTTTAATATCCAGAAGATGCCCGCGACTATCTTTAACGGATTCGTGGGTAACTTCAAAATCTACAATCTGTCGCCGGAGACACAAAACCGGATCATGGGTAAAGAGTTTACTCGTGTAAGGGCTATTGCCGGGTATAACGGCACAGCAGACAGCAGTGGCAACTATCCTGATAAAAATGTGGGGATCATCTTTAACGGTGATATTCGCTTTACCGTTACCGGAAAAGATAACGTCACCGATAGTTGGGTGCTCATCCAGTGTATTGATAGTTGGGAAGGGCATCTCAACGCCAGTGTTAAAACGACGGTATCGGCTGGCTGGAAGCATGCTGACCTTTTTGATCTTGGTATGCAGTCTCTACGGCCTTACGGTATCTCAGAAGGCAGCAGGCCCGATTTCGGCTCGACCGTCTTCCCGCGCGGGAGGACAATTTATCAAAATACCGGTCGCCTTATGTATAGCCTCGCTGGTCAGTGCAAAGCCAACTGGTGGTATGAAAACAACCAGGTGCATATCGTTCCTGACGATAAGTACATTCAGGAAGCAATTGTGCTTAATGCTGATACTGGATTGATAAGCATGCCACAGCAGACGATGGGCGCCGGGGTAAACGTGCGTTGCCTGATAAACCCAAATATTAAGCTTGGTGGCCTTATCAGGCTAGATCAAGCCTCCGTGTATCGTCAGTCTCTCGGTAATGACCAGGTTGGGCAGTCACCTGGCAGACTGGGTGAAAGCACCACAGACGGTAACATCTATGTCGATGGCCTTCCCGGTGCGCAGCTGGCAGCAATCAATACCGACGGTGATTACATTGTCGGCAGCATTGACTATACTGGCGATACTCGCGGGCAAGCGTGGTATATGGACCTGCTGTGTCTGGCGAAAGGGGCTCGGGATTTGCTCAACTCAAAAGGTTTGGATGCGGCGCAATACTCATGAAGAAAATCATCACTGGTTGTATTTTTCCCCTCTTTCTTTCTGCCTCTGCTTTTGCGGATACAGCCTGCGGACCATTTGGGATCAACTGGAAAGCGCAGGATGGGTTTGCGCGGATAGATGGCGTCAAGCCTGAGTCTCAGAAAATTACCTTTCTAAAGGTAAAAAATGATTACAACAATGTGAAAATACAGTGGATGCTTCCAGATGCCAGATCTGGTCGCTGGCTTGGAATGGATTTTGTTGCCCGAAACGGCAAGCCCATCCTTAATGTTGAAGTTGTTCGTAAAAATATGGATGATCCCCGGGAATTTTGGACCTATGATTGCAAGCGTATAAAATGATTGTTACATAACGGATTGCGTTTGGTGGGGGGGGGTATAAATGGCGGTAGGTACAGGGAAGAAGATTGTTTTGGCTGTTATTGTTGTCGTTGGATATTTAATCGGCAACCACTCTAACGATAGTAAAAAGTATGAAGAACTAAAAAATAAGGACCCATCATCCCTAAGTCAGGACGATAAGTCATTTATTAAAACGATTGAGGATGGACGGGCGAAAGCAGAAGCCGATCGACGCGACTACCAGAAAGAACAGGTAGCCGAGAAGGAAAAGACAAAACCAAAACCTTTATCGGAAAAAGTTTTGCTTCAAAATGATGTGATATTTACATGCAAAGACATTGCAAGAAATTCTCTCAACTATCCTGATTCTTTTGAAGTTGAAAATACTAATAGCGGTGTAGATAACCAAAATGGAAAGCAAGTCTATTACTTCACTCTTGATTATTCTGGGGTTAATGCTTTCAATGTCCGAGGATCACACACTATTGAGTGCTATGGGACCATAGGCGACCCATCGCACAGTGTAACTTATAGAACATTCAACTAACCCGCTCCGGCGGGTTTTTTAATGCCTGGAGTAAACCAAATGCCCGTAGCACTAAACTCCCAGCTAGGTAGTAAAGAGCAGGCTGATGCGCGGCTGGCACAGGCAATCATGTCTGCAATGCGCGTTTCCATGCCTGGCATCATCCAGTCGTTTGATCCGGATGCCGTCACTGCTGTAGTTCAGCCCGCAATTAAAGGCTTAGAACAGGACGAATCAGGCGCAGATGTGTCTGTTAACATTCCGCTGCTGGTGGATGTTCCAGTTGTATTCCCTCGCGGCGGAGGCTGCACGCTGACTTTTCCTGTTAAGGCTGGTGATGAATGCCTTGTTATCTTTGCAGACCGCTGTATTGATTTCTGGTGGCAAAGCGGAGGTATTCAGGAGCCAGTAGACGAGCGCATGCATGATTTATCCGATGCCTTCTGCATTGTTGGTCCGCAGTCGCAGGCGAAGAAAATCGGCGGCATCAGCACCAGCGCAGTAGAGCTGCGCAGCGATGACGGGGAAACAAAGTTGAGCCTTAATCCTGCCAGCGGAGCTATCAACGGCACGGCGCCGGGAGGTTTTAACCTGAACGGGCTTAAAATTCTTTCGGACGGCCGCCTGCAGCTGGTGGATGGCTCAATCGTTGATAAGCATACGCATGGTGGCGTTGAGCCTGGTGGCAGCAGTACAGCACCACTCGGAGGATGATATGCGATACCGTCGAGAAGATGACGATGGGGATTACACCTTCGGTCAGGGTGATGATACCTGGCTGGTTAACTCCCCCGAGGCTGTCGCGCAGGCCATTAAAACGCGCTTTCTGCTTTGGTACGGGCAGTGGTTCCTCGATACCACGGAGGGAACCCCGTGGATTCAGTCCGTTTTGGGTAAGCAAAAGCCGGATACCTACAACCTCGCTATCCGTAAGCGGATCCTCGAAACGCAGGGGGTTAGCTCAATCACTGCATTTAATACCACCGTTGACGGCACCACGCGCCGTGTAACGTTCACAGCAACGGTAGAAACCATCTACGGGACAACCACAGTAACCTCGGAGGCGTAATGTCTTTGGACCTCGATACACT